GCGGGCTTTGACGGCTGGTTCGAGATTTTCCGGGGCGGGAAGCAGACCGACTCGACCGGGAGCGAATACGACGGCGATGCGCTGATCAAGAGCGTTCTGCGCCAGTTTCGTCCGGGCAAGCCGAAACTCGTGATCGATCACCCGGAGATCGATGCCCCCGCCCTCGGTGTGGTGGAGAAACTGAAAACCGAGGTCAGAAACGGCGTGACAACGCTGCTGGCCAGGGCGGGCGGAGTCGCGCCGGAGCTGGCCGGCTTGCAGAAAAAAGGCTTTTTTACGGGGCGCTCCATCGGGATCGCAGCCGACGGGTCGCTGGATCACGTAGGATTTTTGTACGGATTCCGCCCGGCGGTCGAAGGGTTGCGCGGGCTGGAGTTCACCCGGCCCGAAGGCGCCCTCGAATTTTACATGTCGGCATCGGAACGCCCCGTAGGGCGGCAATCCGTTGCCGCCGAACAGGGCAACGAAACAACAAATGAACGAGGAGGCAAAAAAATGGAACTAACACAGATTAAGGATTTTCTGAAGGGCCTGGGACTGAAAGTGGTTCCCCAAAAAGAGGCCACCGCTCCTGAGACACCCCCGGGGCCCGGCGAGCAGTTCTCCGCCGCCGACATCGAGGCGGCCAAAAAAGAGGTTGCGGAAAAGGCGATGAAAAAGGCAGAGGCCGAGTTTGCCGCTAAAACTGCCAAGGCCAAGGCCGAGGCGAAAAAGAAGGAGATCGGCGGCTGGGTCAAACAGTTGGTCGACGACGGCAAGCTGCCGCCGGCCATGACCGCCGGGATGCCCGAATTTTGCGAGGCGCTGGTAAGCGTTGACGCGCAAAAGCCGATCCGCTTTTCCGCCGGCGACGGCGAGGAAAAGACGATGGACCCCGCAGGATGGTTCAAACGTTTCTGCGAACAGATCCCCGAAAGCGGGCTCTTTACCGAGTTCGCCACGTCGGATCGGGCCGGCAAGAGCGACGCCGGCGACGCCGGGTGGGACGCGAGCCTGAGCGACAAGGTGTGATCGGGTTTCCGTTCGCAGGTCGGCATCCCCATGCCGACAATCAGACAATCAACCCGCCCGCCACTGCGGGCGGTAAAAAACGGAGGATATCATGAGCAAGGCGAAGATAGGCGAAATGACAATGGAGACGGGCAACTCGATCCTCGGCGGCCAGCATCCGCCCGTGGTGCGCCGCGGTGCGGTCCTGGCCGACCAGGGCGAACTCCCCGCCGGGTGCATCATCGGCAGGGACGGCGACGGAAAGATCATTCCCGCGGCGGCCGCCGGTGACGCGGTGGGCGTGCTGATCGAGACCCTGGACACGACCACCCAGACGTCGGGCAACTATGTGCCCCACGGCTCGGTGGTGGAAAAAAACCTGAAAACCACCGACGGCGCGGACGGCTTTATGGCCGCCGACCTCGCCTGGCTGGCGGCGCTGGAGGACATCGGGATTTATCCCGAATAACCGCATTCCGCTTGTCGGCATGGGAATGCCGACCTACAGGAACCGGGCAAAAACTCTCCTCCTTTTCAAGGAGGAGTCCCCGCCCCAGGCGGGGGAGGTGGTTACGAAAAGGAGGAAGAAAAATGTTTAACATCATAAAGAGTTTGTTTACCCCCCAGGCGATTATCGCCCGGCTGAAAACGATGGAGCCGCTGAAAACCATTGTAATGGACACGCTGTTCAAAAGCCGCCCCAACCACGCCCTGCCCATCGTGGGCAGCGACATGATCCATTCGGTGGTGCGGGCTGCGCCGGTGGTGCGGCGGGGATCCCCGGCCGTTGCGGTGGGCGGCGACAGCCGCAGCCTGGCCTGGTACGAGCCGTTCCCCATCCGCATCAAGGCGCCCGTCTCGGCAGTTGAGCTCAACAACCTCAAGGTGATGGGCAGCGCCGACCGGAATGCCTGGGCCCGGGAGAAAACCGATTTTCTCCGCAACACCGTCCGCATGACCGCCGAGGCCCTGGCGACCCAGGCGATCAGCGGCGCCGTGGCCTGGCCCCTGAAAATCGAGGGCGGGGGATGGGACAACTACGAGGTGGACTGGCCCGGCATGGCGACCTACTCCGCGACCAAGAAACTCTCGGCGGCCGACGCCGATCTCGTCACCGCTCTGACGATCCTGCGCGGCATGAAGAAGAAGCTGGTCAAAAACGGTCTCGGCGGCGGCCTGCAGATCTGGGCCGGCTCGCAGGTCTACGACAAGCTGGCGCAGATGGCCCTGGATCACAAGGGCACCGGCAAGTTCCGCGTGGAGCTCTCCGAGGCCGGCGTCAACGTCGGCGGCTATCTCGTCAAGGACCGCTCCGAAGTGTTGGTCAACCCCAAGGATCAGTCCGAGGTGCAGGTGGTCGCGCCGACGCACCTGATGGTGCTCTCCACCACGGCCGGGCACAAGATGCCGTATTGCGCCATCGACGATCTCGACGGACAGCTCCGGGCGACGCCCTTTTTCGTCAAGCCGGTGAAGAAGGATGATCCCTCGACCATCGAGCTGATCGCCGAGTCCAAGCCGTTCCCGATCCCCAACATGCGCGGGATCTGCGACTGCGTGGCGGTGTAGATGTACTGCACGATCAAGGACATCCAGGAGCAGCTCCCCGAGCGGGAGCTGATCCAGCTCACCGATGACGCCCGCGCCGGACAGGTGGACCGCTCCGTGGCGCGCCGCGCCATCGAGGACGCCGGCGCGGTGATTGACGGCTACGTCGCCAAAAAAGCGCTGGTGCCGCTGGACCCGGTGCCGGCGATCATCCGCAAGATCTGCGTCGATTTTGCTATTTGCAACCTCCACGCCCGGCGGATGGACGAGATCCCCGAGGCGCAAAAAGAGCGCTGCGAGCAGGGTCATAAAATGCTGGTGCTCTACTCTAAGGGGCAGATCACCCTGGGGATCCTGCCGGCCCCGGAAGCGCCCGGTGAACCGGGGGTTGACGCGACCCTCGTGAACGCCCGCAAGAAGATTTTCGGCGAGGATGAACTGGACAAGATGCCGTGAACGAGACCGTCACACAGATTGAGCAGGCGATGCTGGCCGCCCTCGAAGCGGACACCGATCTCGCGGACAAGGTGCGCAACTTTGACCTGTTGGACACCCTGGATCACGCCGAGCTGCAGACATTGAGCAGCCTCGGCCCGATGATCGGGGTGATCGCCCTGCGGGGCAAGTATGACGGCGACCTGACCGGCGTGGCCGACGAGACCGGCGAGTTCGCCGTGGTGGCGCTGGATCACAATCTCCGCTCCGGCGCGGCGGGAAAATCCGGCGCCGTGGGCGAAGTAGGCGTGTGGGCGCTGCTGCACCGATGCGCCGAGGTGCTCCACCATCACCCGGACCGGATTGCCTTAGATATTCACGATATTGTGGTCACGTCGCGGTCGCTGCTCTTTGCCAGCCGCACCGCCTGCGGGGTGTCGCTGGCCGTGGAGGTGACCTGGCGGCATCAGACGTAACATGCGACCGTTTTGTCGGCATGGGAATGCCGACCTACAACCGATGCGCCGAATAAATGCCGCGGCGTATCGTAGGGCGGCAACCCCTTGCCGCCGAACATAGCAAACCGGCGCACGGCGCCGAAACAACATGCGACAAAAGGAGAAAATAAAATGCCGAACCTGACACGCAAAGCAACGGTACTCGTCGGGCTGGAGCCCGCCTACGGCGGCCTGCCGCCGGAATACAGAGGGCTTTTGACGACGGCGCCGGAATACAGCCCCGAAGGAGACGACCTGCAGCGCGATTTCACGCGCACCACCCTCTCGCCCATCGGCGGGACGGTGACCAACAAGCGCCAGACGCTGAGTTTTTCCACCGAGGCCAAGGGCGCCAACAATCCCGCCGACCCGGCCCAGGCGACCCATTTTCACCCCCTGCTCCTCGCCTGCTGGCTGACGACCGCGGTGGTGCTGCGCATGCCCGCGGGATCGCCCTCCGGCGATTTTACCGCCGGCGAAACGGTCACCGGGGACACCTCCGGAGCGACGGGAACCTTTTTGCGGCTGCTCGGCGGCGGGATGCATCTCTCCGGCGTGGCCGGCGCATTCGCGGAAGCGGAGACGGTCACCGGCGACGACAGCGGCGAAACGGCCGTGGTCGGGGCCGACCCGATGGTTGACGTTACGCGGGAGTACCGTCCCAGCTCGGATCATGCCGACATGGCCAGCGCCGGGGTGCGTTTTTACGCCGACTCGATTTTGCACCAGCTTGTCGGCGTGCGCGGCAACGTCACCGCCGAGTTCGAGGCGGGGAAATACCCCATGCTTAACTTCAGTCTCACCGGTCTCTACGAGTCGCCCACCGAGCCGGGCTCGCCCGACAACGTGGCGTTCGAGGAGCATCCGCCGCCGAGGGTGCTGGCCGCAGGTCTCACCATCGACGGCGTTGCGCCCGAATGCGTCAACAAGGTCGATTTCGACTTCGGCCAGCAGGTGGAGCACAGCGAGTGCGTCAACGCGCCCCGGGGGATCAAGGAGATCTACATCACCGGCCGGCAGCCGTCGGCCAACATCGATCCGGAAGTGGAAGCCCTGGCCGTATTCAACCCGTTCGCCAAATGGGAGAATTCGCAAGGACTAACCGTGGCCTACCGCATCGGCGAAGATGCGGGCAACCGCGTCGGCGTGATCATCCCCGACGCGCAGATCGGGCAGTTGGGCTACCAGGATCGAAAGGGCAAGCGGGTCTATACGCTGCCGTTGACCCCCACGGGCAACGACAACGAGATCATTTTGCAGATCGGATAAAGGTACATGTCGGCATGGGAATGCCGACCTGCGAAACACCGCCCCGTAGGGCGGCAATCCGTTGCCGCCGGGGGGCGCAGAGTAACGGAGGACAAGATGCCGATTTCAATGGACGAGCGCAATGTCGCAAAAATTTCCTACGGCGGGGAGGATGTGGAGGTGTACTACCGCAACCCCACCAGCGCCGAACTTGCCGCGTTCCGCGCCACCCAGGTGCGCCGAAAGAAAAACAGGCTGATCAACAACATCTTCGCCGCCCGCATGGAGGGCGGCCGCAAGGTGATAAGCGGCATCCGCGACGGCGATTTTGAGTTTGAAGGCGGGCTGATCTCGTCGGACCCCCACAGCCCCCACTTTCGGCAGGACTGGAAGGCGCTGCTGATCAAGCACCTGCCCATCGTGGTGGAACAGGTGGGCCGGGCCGCGTTCGAGGGGGGTCTGGATGACGACGACGAGGTGGAGTTTGTCACCGCCGGCTTTCCCGATGACGAAATGGACAAGGGCCTGGTGACGCCCGACGCGCCGGAGATGCCGGAACCGGCCGACGTGCCGGAAACGCCGGAACCGCCCAAGGCACCGGAGCCGCCCCATGTCCCTTTGGCGCCGGTCTCCTGATCGGAGAGATCGACTGGCCCGGCGACATCGAAACGTTCCTGGAGGGCGGATGCACCGATCAGACGAAAAAGGAGTGCCGGGCCAACGGCGGGCCCCACTGGGAAGTACTCTGCCGCTCCTGCGAGAAAAAGGATTTTACCGGCGGGCGCTACCTCCCGCAGCTCGCCTACATTCACAACCTCCGCCGGGCGGGGATGCGGTTCGATCCGGATACACTGCCGCTGTGGTTCTGGGACGATCTCGGGATATACACCCACTACCACCGGGTGCTGAAAGAGACGCCGCGCATGGGGATCGGATGAAACGACTTGTAGGGCGGCAATCCGTTGCCGCCGAAACGGGGAGGTCGCTCGTCGGCATGGGGACAGGATGAAAAAACGATTTGTAGGCCGCTCGTCGGCATGGGAATGCCGACCTACAATTTGTTCGGCAACATTTTTGGGTAGGTCGGCAATCCGTTGCCGACAAAACGACGGAGCAATCGGATGGCTGAAAACGTTGTACACATAGCGCTAAAAGTCGACCCCAGAGGATCGGTGCGGGTGCTACAGAGTGTCGAGAAAGGCGTCGATAACCTGGGCAAGTCCGTCTCGGCCGCCGACAAAAAGCTGGCCGGTATGAACCGTGCGTCGAAGAGCACAATTTCGATGATGAAGCAACTGGCCGTCGCCTTCGGGGCGTACAAGGTCCTGGAGGCCAGTGTGCGCATCATGCGCAACAGCATCAACGCCGCCGGCGAATTTGAGTCCGCCCTCGTTGACATGGCCAAGGTGACCGACGAACCGCTTTCCGCCATCCGGGAAAAAATCCAGGAGATTGACCCCGTGTTGGGCAACTCCACCGAGCTGGTGCAGGGGTACTACCAGGTGATTTCGGCCGGCGTCTCCGATCCGGTGAAATCCCTGGACACGCTCAAGGTCGCGGCCATGACGGCCAAGGTGGCCCATATCGAGCAGGAGGAGGTCGTTAAGGGTTTGACCAAGGTTATGGCCTCCTACGCCAAAGAAAATGTCACGGCGACTCAGGCGGCGGAGCTGCTTTTTGCGATGGAGAAGGCCGGGCAGACCTCGGTGGCCGAACTGATCCCGTATATTGGCAAACTGGCGGCCAAGTCGGCAGCCTTGGGCATTTCCCAAGAGGAGTTGGCAGCCGCCTTCGGGGCCGTGACCAAGCTGGCCGGAAACACCAGCAGGGCCGCAACCCAGTATGATGCGGTGATGACCAACCTCGCAAAACCGACCGAGGCCATGACTGATTTGCTGGACGATTACGGGGGTGCGCAAAAGGCAATCAAAGACCTCGGTTTTGAGGGCGTACTGCGCCTGATCACAACTGAGGCGGATGGTAACACCGAAAAACTGGCGGAGCTGATGGGGTCGTCAGAGGCGCTCTCTGCCGTGATCGCCATGACCGCCAACGATTTTGAGGCGTTCTCCGCGTCGATGGAAGTGGCGGAGGATCGCTCCGGAAAGTTAGATAAGGCGTTCCAGAACTATACAGGGACGTACCAGGCGGTCAAGGACAAGTTTGATAACACCCTTCATAATCTTTTCATTCAACTGGGCGAGGAGCTTCTGCCCGTGGTGACAGAAAAGCTGGACGAGTTCGCCGTGTGGTTCCAGGTCAACAAGGACGACATCGTTGCCGCGCTCAAAACCATGATGGACGCGGGAATCACTTTTGCTGATACGATTACAAAGGTGTTTAGCATATTTAAAGGGAAACAGGAGACAGTTGTTGAAAAGTTAGGGCGCCAGCATAAAGATCTCAAGAACAGTATAAAAGATCTGAAAAAACAATCGAAGGGCACTTTTGGGTTTTTACATAAGGGTAATCTTGGAAAGGCAGAGGCAGATTTAAAAAAGATAGAAAAAGAAATGCGTATTTTTGGGATGACAACATCTGAGACAGCGAAAGAAACGAATTTTTTAGCTCAGGAGCTTTTTAAAGGTGGAATCATATACGGTAAAGGAGCTAACGCCGTTACAGGTTTAAAGAGAGCGGCGGCCCAACTTTTAGCGGAAACAAAGGAAACTACAGATGCTCGAAAGGAATTAACAGAGTCGGAGAAAGAGTCTGCTGAAATTAAGAAAATACTGGAAGCTCTGAATAAAAAATCGACAGGCGGGATCAGACAGGCAACCAAGTCTGTTAAGGATTATAGTGGGGAAATTAGGGAGTTGGAAAGGTCGATCTCTGACGCTGAAAAAACTGAAAATGAGTTTGTAACGTCAACTTACGATCTGGATTACGGGGTTGATAATTTGACGAAAACGATCCAGGAGCATGAGCTGGCACTGAACAAGGCCGCCTCCCAGACCCGGCAGAATATCAAGCATCAAAACGCTTTGGCACTGGCGATGGAAAAGGGTATGCCGGATAGTTACGACGTCGATTACGGGGAGCCGATAGATCGGGTCAAGGAGTTGGCGGCTGAAGCTAAAAAGATGAGAGAAGAAATGGAAGAAGCGGCCGAGGCGTCCGGGCGCGCCTGGAAGGATTTTGCCCAAGACACCAAATCGCAATTTACCGACACGCTGGCCGGCGGGATCAGCAAAACGTTTGACAGCCTTTTGGGGGACGTAAAATACAAGAAATTTTACCAGAACCAGGCCCGGGAAATTGAGGGCGTGATCGACCAGTTGAAACAGCAGAAGGCGGCCCACGAGGCGGGTGTTGAATCCACGGAAGCGCAGATTCAGGCATACCGGGATCAGGGCAAACCGGTGGATGACCTGATCAAGCAGATGGATGATCAGAAAGCGTCGGTGGAAAAGATCAACGAGGAAATCAAAAAACAGGAGGATGCCCACAAGGACGCTTTGGACGGCGCGGAAAAAGCCTACGACGGTTTCTGGGATCACGTCGCCGGCGGGTTCGGAGATCTGTGGAAAGATATACTCGGCTCTTTTAAAGATATCGTCAGCAAGGGGATCGCCAAAAGCCTGATGAACGCCCTGACCGGCGGAAAGGAAGGCGGCGGCATCGGCGACATTTTGGGCAGCATCAAGAACTTCTTCACCGGCGGCGACAAGGAAGGCGGCAGTTGGTTTTCCAAAATCGGCAAAATATTCGGCGACGCGAAGAGTGCCGGCGGCGGGTTTTTAAAAACCCTGGGGTCCCTGGCGAGTACCGGGATGACGGCGGTGAAGGGCATGTTGGGCCTGACAACGGCAACAACCGCTGCCACCGCCGGGCTCACCGCGGCGGGCACGGCCGGACTCGGCGCGGCCAACGTGGCCGGTCTGGCGGCGGCCGAGGCGGCGGCCGCCGGAGCAGGAGCGGCGGGCGCCGGAACCGGTGCAGGCGCCGCAGGTGCGGGTGTTGGCGCAGGTATGGCCTGGCTTGGCCCGGCGGCGACAATAGCAGCGGTGGGCGCTGTCGGCTTCCAGACTTACAACTGGCAAAAGAGAAAATCCGAGCGAAGACAATTACGGCGGGACATGGGCGATATGGACAAGGCCCGGGAGGAGGCACTGGCCGCGGGAGACGCCGCATTGGCTGAAGAATATCAAGCCAGGCTGGACGCCTACGCGGAACGGTTTATCGGTAGCAGAGGCGTAACGGGGGTAACAGGCTTTGACAAGTATCGAAAAAACATCGCGGATGATACCTGGGATGAAACGAAGTTTGAGCACGATTCCGGGTGGAGAACAGTCGATCAGTCGATGGCCGAGGGGATCACGAAAAAGTACGGGGCGGAAATATCGAACATCGAGTTCTCCCGCATGGCCGTTAACATGCGTAACGAGATCGAGAAGGTGCTGGCCGGCGGTTCCGGCGACGCCCTGATCGAGTTTAACGCGGCCATCGCCAGCCTCGACAGCACAACGTTTGAACAGAAGATGGACGCCCTCGGTCTGACCGGCTCGAACCTCGGCTGGACCGGCGATGCCGCCCTGGACATGGTCGCCGAGTTGGGCAAGGGCGACGTCCCGTGGGATAACATCAGGAAATACCTCGCCGACGCGGGGGTGACCGACGCCGAGGTCATCAAAACGATCAGGGCGGCCTACGACAAGGGAAAGAGCGGATTGAAAGCGGTGGAGGATCTCTACGAAGCTCTAAAGGCCGAGGGGGTGGATGAAAAAGTGATCAAGTCCATCGTGGCAGATTACAAGGCCGACGGCCGGATCGACGACATGGATCAGCTCCATGACGCCCTGGACGCCCAGGGTCTCGATGACACGGCGATCAAAAACATTGTATCGCGCTTTTCCGGCGAGGCCGGGATGCGCTCGGTGGATGATCTGCACGAGGCGCTCAAGGCGGAAGGAATAGACGAGAGGACGGTCAAGAGTATCGTTACCCAATTTTCCGGTTCCGGCGGCGTGGGATCGATGGACGAACTCTATAAGGCGCTGAAGGCCCAGGGGGTCGATGCGTCGGCGATCAAGTCGATTACGGCAAGGTTCTCCGGATCCGGCGGGATTGGCGGCATCAGGGCACTCACCGCCGCGCTGACCGCCGAGGGGGTGGACGATACGACAGTCAAAACCCTACAGGCCCAGGTCGCAGGACAGCCCGGGCTGAAAGACTGGCCCGCATTAAAAAATGCGATGGTCAAGACCGGTATCGACGCCGTCACGATCAAAAAAATTCAGGGGCAGTATGCCGGCGAGGGCAACTATCGGGAGTTTTCCGGCATGCTCACCGGCAAGGGGGTTCCCTCTTCCGTGTCCCGTCGGGTGGTAGGTAAAGTGGATGTGCCGCCGGTTAAGGCGGACGTGGGATCGTTCAACCGCTTTCGCATGCAGGCGGACCCGCGGGACTTCAACAATTTTCAGATGGAACTGGGCGGCCGCGCCCTGGGCGGCCCGCTCTTTTACGCGGCGGGCGGCTGGCTGTCGCAACATCCCTCCGGCGGCATGATCGCCGGCGGGAGCGGCATCCGGGATGATGTTTTTTTGGGTCACTCCTACTGGGGGATGGCCCGGGAATACGTGGTCAACCAGGCGGCCACGAGGGCCAACCGGCAGTGGTTGGACTGGATCAATTTCAAGGGCGGACGCGTGGACGACCTGCTCCGCTCCGTTCAGGGCTTTGCCGCAGGCGGCTATCTGCCCGATCCGATTGTCGGCAAGGGATTGCCGACCTACGAGATGCCGCGTCATTACGAAAAACCGGGACATCCTGCAGGGCGGCAACCTGTCGCCGCCGGGCCCGACCCCCGGCCGGCGGAGATCACCATCCCCATCACGGTGATCACGGAAAAGGGCGAAACGATTGTCAAAAAGAGCGTCCGCATATCGTTAGATGAGCTCCGGCGGCGCAGCAGCTCCGGCGAGATCATGATCGACGCCCGGGGCGTGGGGGAGACAATATGAGCAGCGTTAGAAACTCTCCTCCTTCTCAAGGAGGAGTCCCCGCCGCAGGCGGGGGAGGTGGTCCCGCTCGTCGGCATGGGAATGCCGACCTACGAAAAACCTTTGCCGACCTACGAGAACCGGGACATTGCGAAAAACCGCGCCTCGTAGGGCGGCAATCCGTTGCCGCCGAACAGGGCGAATGAAACGAAAAGGGGTAGAATAACCATGACAACGTGGGAACAATACGCGCGGCGGCAGGACAGCCGCAAGATCTACCTCGCCCACATCGACACCCTAGCGCCGGACGGATCGGTGGACGTCCTGCGGGTCTCCACGGCGCCGATCAGGCCCGGCGAGACCGACGTTCCCTACCTGCCGATTCTCTCCGGCGACGCCATGCCCGCCTACTCCACGAGTATCCAGGAGGTGCTCCAGGGTCGATCCCAGGACGGCTTTGGCGAACTGGCGATCAACATTCTCGACGGCCGCATGGATGCGCGGATTGCCGACGACAAATGGTCCGGCCGTCGGGTGGCCGTTTACATGGGCTTTGCCGGTCTCCACGTCAACGACTATCGCCTGCTTTTTTCCGGCCGGCAGCAGCGCATCGAATATGACGACCGCATCCTTCGGATACCGATCATATCGCCCAAGCTCTCTCTCGTGCGACGCATGCAGGGCCAGGGCAACTACTCGGGCGCGGCGCCGGAGATCGTTGCGGCGCTCTTGACCCTGGCCAACATCACCGACATCGACCCGGCCGCCTGGGACGCCTGGGCAAGTGAAAACGATTTTACCATCAGCTACTCTCTCGATAACGCCATGTCGGTGGGGACGCTGTTAGACGAGATCCTGGGGCGGATTGCATGCTTTTGGCGTTTTACACGGGAAGGCAAGTTTACCCTGGGCACGTTTGCGCCTCCGGATCCGGCCGCGGAACCGGCGCTGAAGATCGATACGGCGCTCCACGGCGTGGGTAAAACCGACGCCGTCAAGGTGAGACGGTTAGACCGATACTGGCGGGTGCGGGTGCAGTACCACCGCGCCGCGGCCAAAACGGTGTCGCAGCAGGACGCCGCCATTCTCGCCGAAGATCCCCTGGCGCTCGACGGCGGGGCCATTGAAACCTACCTCGTCCATGCGGCGGACGCCGAAACGGTGTTGCAAAGGTGGTGGGCGCTGCGGTCGGTCCCCCGTACGCTGGTGGAGATCCGCTCAAAGGTGCTGCCGCTGACGCTGGAGCTGGCCGATCCGATTGCGCTGACCCACCGCCGTCACGGGTTTGACGCGACGCCGCTGCGGGTGGTGTCGTTAAACGAGGATTACAACGCCAACCGGGTGATTGTCGGAGGGTGGATGTGATGACGGCGCAAAGCGGCAATATCATGTTTTTATGGGATACGCCCGACCTGGCCGAAGCGATGCTGACCGTGGACCCTCCGGCAGCGGAAGATCCGGACTGGCCGGCGACCCACCTCGCCGATACATTCCGCAGCGTGGCGGCCAGGTGCACGACCGGCGCAAGGATCAATATCGATTTCGGCGCGCCGGTCTATATCTCGGCCCTGGCGCTGGTCGACCTGGTCTGCGCTCCGGAAACGGTTGTGACGGTGACGGCGTGGGAGGACGCGTTTGTCACGCCGGCCGTGACGCATTCGTTTTGGGCCGGCCAGCCGATCATGCTCTGGGGCGACGGCGTCTGGGGCGACGGCATCTGGAACGGCTATGCCGACGAGGACGACCTTTACGGCAACCAGCCCCGGGTCGAACTGATCGACACCGCCGGCCACGCCTATCGCTACTGGACCGTGGAGGTCGCGGAAAGCGGCCCGTGGAGCCTGGGGCGGCTGATCCTCGGCGATTACTTTCAGCCGGACAACAATTTTCTCTGGGGCTGGCGCTACACGGCCCTGGATCAAAGTTCGCTGGAGTATTCGCCCGGCGGGGCGCCGCTCTCCGATGCGGCCGAGCCGGTGGGCCAGGTGGAGTTCCGCTTCGACCGCCTGTCCGCGGCCGAGGCGTTTGGTGAAGTGCTGCGGATGGCGCGGCGCGTCGGCAAGCGCAGGGACATGGTGATCATCATGACGCCGGAGGATGTGACTCTCCGCCCGATCACGACGATTTACGGCCGGTTTACCGACAGCATCGGAAATTTCAACCCGGCGGTGGCCATTTACGCCGCCGAAAAAATACTGTTCAGGGAGAGTCTGTGATGGCTTATCATTTCGTTTCAAAAATGCCGATCAAGCGCAACTACGCTCCGGACATGGACGACCGCCTGCTGGCGTTAGACGAGGCGATCCAGTCCACCCAGGCGATGGTTTCCGGCATCCCCGATCCGGGGGTACACCTCGTTACGTTTGCCGACACCGACGCCACCCTCGGCGTGGCCGGCGATCTGTGGGAGCTGCGCATCATCAAGGCCAGCGCCAACCGTTATATATGGGATTCGGACAACGACTGGTGGCGGCTGCTGCCCGGCAACCGGTATCCGGCCGTGGGCGACATCCCGGCCAACGTGCACGCGGCGGACGGCGACATGGCGATGATCAACGGGGAGGCGGTTTACTATAACGGCGCGCTGTGGCTGCCGCCGGAACACCAGGGCTACCTGCAGCGGGCCGTATTTGCGCCTCACCCGACCGACGCGGGGAAAATCCGCATCACCGGCGGGTGCTATCATGTTGACGGCGTGGGTATGGTCTATAACCCTGGGATCATTGATTACGATTTTACCAGCCTGGCGGGCAGCGCATGGAGCTATCTCTATATTGACGCCGCCGGTCTAACCGGTACGGGCGCCATTACCGCCGCGAACATCCGGGACTCCCGGGTTGCGCCGGCGCAGGACGTTGAAAAACACGGGTACTATGACGGCGCTGACCGCTGTATCTCGTTTGTCAAAGGCGCCGGGGGCGGCGCTCATTATGCGTACAGGCAGCAGGGCAGGACGTACCAGCACGGCCGGATAACAATCATTAACAATCACACCGGTTCCACCGGCGAAATCGCCTTCGCTGTCAACAATCCGCTGCCGGCAATGGAGACGCTGTTTACGTTTATCGCAAGAGATACGACCGGGAACGGGTATTCGCAGATAAGACCGGGCGCCGGTCTTCCGTTCGTTGCCATCATCTATGGCGGCAATCGATTTAACCCGTTTTCGCTGAGCCTGGTGCTGGCAGACAATGAGATCGCGATGGAAAACAACAACACGTCGGTGAGCCTGTACGTGTACAGGCATGGGTTGAGGCTGCCGGAGTGGCTGTAGTTCGTAATATTGTCGGCATGGGAATGCCGACCTACAAAACCGTGTCGCCCGAAAACCGCGACGCCTCGTAGGGCGGCAATCCGTTGCCGCCGAAAAAGGAGACAAACATTGGACGCATTCGCAATTTACTCGATCAAAAAACAGGGCCAGATTGTCACGTCGGGCGCAATGGGGGCCGGCGCGGACGACTATATCCGTCGCCGGATCGCCGATGACCCCGACCTCGCGGTCTGGCAGGGCGACGGCGACCCGCCGGACCCGGAAACAGACGTGATTGACCCGGAAACGGGCAAGCCGCGCCGGGCGACGAAAGAGGAGCAGGCCCGGATGCCGGCAGCCCGGCGGCGGGTGAAAAAGAGCGAGGCGAAAGGCGAGATGCAGACGTTCGCCGGGATGGGGCGCAAGGATGTGGACGCATGGTTGGACCGGGTGTTTGCTGAGTTGCCCAACAAGGAGGCCGACGCCAAGGCGTGGATCAATGAGAACGTGACCAACGTGGCGTCAGCCAAGCGCGCCATGAAGAAAATCGTGGCCGCGCTGTATGACCAGCGCCGGGCCACGAGGCAACTGGCGCATGTGCTTTTGGCCGTGATCCGTCGGCTCGATTGGGATGAGCCCGACGCGTAATAAAATCTCTCCTCCTTTTTAAGGAGGCGGCCCCGCCGCAGGCGGGGGAGGTGGTTTTTGTAGATCGGCATTCCCATGCCGACGGAAGGAGTCAAAATGAAATTACCAGGGATGCAATTACTAATAGCAAGCATATTGGCGGCCGCGATCCTGTCCGGCTGCGCCGGGATGAAGCTGACGCCGATCACCGACACGGCTGGCAAAACATGGAATGTCAGCCCTGTTGAGCTAACGGCTCAACAGGAGGTCACGAAAGCGCAAAAGGCGTGTTTTAAAGTCGTTGAAGATCTCGTGGCTGATTTGCGCACCGAAGAATTGGCTCGACGAGAACTGGACGATAAGGTCACCATGTCCACGTCCGAGGGTGAAGTGGCGCTCCAATTCAGAAAGGCTATCGAGGCCATAACCGGGGAAAAGGGCCAGATAGATAAAATTGCTACGGTGGGGATCAGGCATTGTGCGGACATCCCGGGGTTTTTCGCACATCAGATGCAAAAGTCGAATAACCGCACGTTGGTTTTTACCTCGGTGTTTGGGGGGCTGGCAAAGGCGTTGACAGGAGTTGCGCCGTGGATCGCCGGCGCCGAGATCGCAAAAGCGCTGGCCAAGGCAAGGGGTGATACTACCGTCGGCGGCAATTACACCGGCGGCGATCACACCGGCGGTCATCGGGGCGGCAGAGACGTCACTGATTCCGGGGATCGAAATGAAACCAATGACAGCTACAACAGCCCCGGCAGAGACTACTACGGCGGCGATAACAACAGCACCGGCGACGACAACCGCCACGACGGAGACAATAATTGCGCCGACGGTGAGTGCGACGAGGAGGACTATTCTAATGTGCCGGACACCTGCCCCAATCCATCGGAAGCATACTGGAACGGATCCCACTGGCAGGTTTCCGAAACCGATACCTGCTCGTGTGATTCGAGGGCGGAAGGGCACTGCTGACACGCGCCCGATAACGGAACCGCCTCGGCGGGTGTACCAGCACCCGCCGGGGTGCATGGTTGAACCAGCAACCACACAATCAAACATGACCGGCTCCGGCCCGCATGCGAGCGGCCGGAGCATAACATGATTGGAGGTTTGCTGTGAACAGCCCATTGAAATATATCGGCGGCAAGTCAAGGTTGGCGCAAACGATCATTGAGGTGATGCCTGCCCACGGGGCATACTGCGAAGTATTTGCCGGCGCGGCCTGGGTCTTTTTTAAAAAGGAGCCATCAAGGCACGAAACGATCAATGACCTGGACAGCGACCTGGTCTGTTTTTACCGGGTGCTGCAGAACCACCTGGAGGAGTTCCTGCGGCAATTCAAGTGGATATTGAGTTCACGCGAATGGTTCGAGGATTTTCAGCGGCAGCAAGGGGCGGGCGGGTTGACCGATATCCAGCGGGCCGCCCGGTACTATTATCTCCAGCGCCATTCGTTTGCCGGGCGGGTGCGGGCCCGGACATTCGGCGTCAGCGTCAACCGGCTGCCGTCAATCAACCTGCTGCGCATCGAGGAGGAGCTGAGCGCGGTGCATTTGCGCCTCTCCACGGTGGTGATCGAGCACCTGCCGGCGCTCGAATTTATCAGTCGCTATGACAAGCCGGACACGCTGTTCTACTGCGATCCGCCGTACCACAAGGCTCCGTACTATGCGCATAATATGGGGCTGGATGATTATCGTGATCTGGCCGGCCGACTGGCCGGGATAGCCGGCAAGACCATTCTGTCGATCAACGACCACCCGGACATGCGAGACGTGTTCGGCAGGTTCAACATCAAGCCGGTGATGCTCAATTATACCACCGGTGTAAAGAAGATCACAAAGGGCAAGGAGCTGATCATCACCAATTATTAGGGAAGCTCAACGCCAAGCGGGTTTTGTACGGCCGTACATCGTGGTGGACGACCAATCGGGTGCAGCCTGATCATATCGGCGGCGTCAAGCGATCCACCGGGGAGATTGGCCAAGTTTAAATTGTGGGTTACGCACCTTAAACACAGGTAAGCCCGCAAATTGCCAGCGCGGTTGTTGCAGCCGCTGCGGCCCCAAAACGCAACAAAAACAACCTGCCGAGATGGACACGCCGACTCGGACAGGTTTTTTGCGCAGTCAAAATAGGCCGCTATGGTTTTCTGGATTTACAGGGTAATTTTTCTGGGGATTGGTGACTCGTTACACTTTTCTCCATACGGCTTTTAGATACTCCAGGCGAAGCATCTGAAACCGTTTGGCGGCGCTAAGGCGTTTTTCCCCATCAAACCAGAAAGACAACCAGCCCTGAACATATTCCGTGGGGCGATATTCACTTTGGGGGCTCAGCCATTCAATCTCATTGGCCGCGATTAACGGGGTTCCGCCAGTGCCACTGAATCCAATCAAGACGCCTGCTGACGCCAGCATTCGGACAGCCGCCTGGGTAATGGATGTGCCGGTTCCCAACAGAATGCATGTGGTATTGGCAATAGGGATATTCCAGTATTGCTTTTCCACTGCCTCTTCGGTGAGATAGACGACTCGCCCGCCTTTTTGCATCACCCGCGCTTTTTCAATGTAATAGATGTTCGCTCTTTTTGAATGCAGAATGGCTTTCAAGTGGGATAATGGTTCCAT